GTAACATTTGCTCTCGAGGCTCTCTTCTGTTCGTCAGACATAGTAGCTGTAGACTTCATGCCTCTTTTTTGAGAATCAGGAACAGTTGTCTGTTTACTCATCTGTTTGTTTTTTCTGTCACCATGTAACATCTGATCTAATCTCTGTCTTAGAGTCATCTTGCCAGTTACTTTGTGTCCTTTTTTATGCGGCATGTCGCCCTCCTTTGGTTCTGGATTTTCACCCTACTTTTTTCTTTGAACTCTTAGCTTTGTTACGCTTACTAATAGCTTTTGCTTTTGCTCTAGCATCAGCCTTACTACTTGCTCCCCATGCTCTTAGACTTAGAAGAAGCCTTGTTGGTTTTCCGTCCTTGTACTCTGGACCTTTTGCGTTCCCCATCCTTGCTAGGAAGCTTGCTCTTCGAGGATTGTCTCCTGACTTTACTGGTGCTTTGAGATTCATTCCCTGTTTTCGAGCTGACGCTCTTCCTGCCGCGTTTAGCCCTCCCTTTGGGTTCTTTCCTCCCTTGCGTTGCCACAGTGGTGTCTTCGCCATGAACAATCTCCTTTTCAGAAAGACTATCTACGTTCTGTTTTGTTTGCAATAACTTTTTAAGCAAACCAGCCATCATCACTCCTACTCTCATGTGTAAACTCCTTTTTTAGAAAAAAATGTCAGGGCAAGACCATTACCTGTAGCATAGCACACAACTTTTGGGGTCACCCCACCTGTTGTCATCTTTCTACAGAGATTCATATATATCTGTGTAGTTGTGAGTTAAGCAAGCACCACACACAACTACGCTTGTATGGTATACAGAGAAGCATCAAGATAAGTCTATCTTTACATTGACATTACCTACATGAGAGTGCATCACCTTATCAGGAGCTTTGAACCCAGCACGATCTAGCAAATCCTTACTAGCTTCAAGGCTTACATACTCAGACTTAGCAC